GAGAGGAGCATGTTTCTGCCTGGCGTCAGGGTCAACTCTGGGATTTGCCTAACCTGTTGCCAAAGGATCAGGAAGGCGGTACAGTAGGCGAGTAGGTTAAAAGACCCATGAAACTCTGGAACGCACTAATTAAGACCGCTGGCGGTCGTCTGGCGAGGGTAGAGTTTGAGTCTCCCAGTCATTGGCGTGGTGATGCTGCTGCACAGGCAAAAAGTGCCTATGGTGCGAGTGAAGTAGTCTCCATTAATCCTGCTACAATTCCTGTCAAGGATGCACCGAGTGCGCCTAGACCAAACATTTCCACTGCTGCTCTTGTATCCACATCTTTCCTGGATCATGCTGTAGGTTGGTTGGTGATTGTGCCTATTGTGGCAATTTGCATGGCACTGCCGATTATTCCTATTGCTGGTGTAGTTGGTTATATTATCTGGTTTACCGTAAAACTCGCCAAGACTGGACCTTGGAATTAGAATACTAAATAATCTGTCAAGTCATTATTGTAAAATGAGCGAACAACCAGAAAAGCAATTACTACAACAAAATCCCCCAGTGGAGTCTGCTGGTTCTACATTTGTTGGTAAGGGTGAAGATGGTCCACAAAGAATGGATCGTCTGAATAAACAAGTCAAGATTATGTCTGCGACTCTTGGTAACCTTGATGGTAGACTTTGTGCCCTTGAGAAACTATTGGTACAGGCGATCGGTTATCAACAAACTATCACCAATGTTGTACGCACAACAGCAGAAGTAGAGGCAGAAGTAAGAGCATTGCGTCAAGAATTGGAATCTCTCCGTGCTGAATCTCGTTTTGATATGGGTGCGGGTGCTCCTCTTGATCCAGCAGTTGCACCACTTGGATAACTGTCCCCAACCCATTGACTTCTGACTCAATCACCTCTATATTATTATTGTTCACCAAACACAACACATGAACAACGAATTTGAATACGAGTACAGCGATTTTGATGAACTCTACGATTCGATGATGGAATCTAACCCCGAAGATTGGTTGCCTGAGTCGGGCATTCGGGAACAGTTTGATTCTGAAACTATCAAACTCTTGAATCAGTTCTGATAGTGTGACAGTTCAATAACCTGCACACGGGGGTCGCCAAGACCCCCGTTTTTTTGTATTATTATCTTATCGAACGCAACGCATCAATGCAACTCCGTCCTCATCAGGAAAAGATTCTTGATCGTATGTTTGCTTATCATAAAGGACAGATCATTGTTCCTACTGGCGGCGGTAAAACATTGACGATGATTGTTGATACCCAGACCACTTACGATCTTATTCAGAAAGGAACCACCACAGTTGTTGTAGCACCTCGTATCCTTCTTGCTGAACAACTCTGTCAGGAGTTTCTGGAAGTTATTGACACCAAATATACTCATGTGATGCACGTTCACAGTGGTGAAACTCATCACTTCTCTTCTACTAACCCCGAGAAGATTCACCTGTTCGCTAACACTGCCCGTACCGCAGGTGAGAACGTTCTGATCTTCACTACCTATCATTCTCTGCACCGTGTAATGGATGCAGATATTGAGGTCAACACGATCTATTTTGATGAGGCACACAACAGCATTACTCGCAACTTCTTTCCTCCTACCGAGTTCTTCTCCAATGAGGCAGATCGTTGCTATTTCTTTACTGCAACTCCCAAACATTCTTTGACTGTGAAGAAACCAGGGATGAATGACGTTGATGTTTATGGTCAGGTAATCTGTCAGGTTCCTGCACCCGAACTGGTGGAGGGTGGTTATATTCTGCCTCCTAAAGTTAATGTCCGTCAACTTCCACTTTCCAAGGACAAGAACAACTGGCAACGTGATGCGGACTACCTGCATCAAACGATCATTGATGACAACAAAAACCAAGTTCTTGTCTGTGCCCGCACTACCAAACAGATCATCAATGTGATCCAAAATACTAACTTTGTCACTAAGATTGCTGCAGAGGGTTATTCTTGGATGGTAATTACTTCCAAGACTGGTGCTATCATTGACGGTCACAAAGTCAATCGCGAAAAGTTCTTTGAAACTCTGAATGCTTGGGGTAAAGATTCCACCAAGAAGTTTATTGTTCTTCACCACTCTATTCTGTCGGAGGGCATCAATGTTAATGGTCTTCAATCTGTTATTTTCCTTCGTAATATGGATTATGTTGGTATCTCTCAAACTGTGGGTCGGGTGATTCGTCTCGGTGATGAATCTAAGACTTACGGTCTAGTCACCATCCCAACTTATGACAACGTTGGTATCAGCACCGCCCGCAAAGTGCAGGCAGTTGTAGACACCATCTTCAATCAAGGTCAACCTGCAATTTCGGAGATTCGCAAATGAACTACACCAAACAACAACTAATTGATGCACTTCAACGGGAGTATGAGTGGTTATGCCATGATGATTTCGATCCTGATGAAGATCTAACAATGGAAGAACATCTAGATATGCTGCAGCAACTATCCTATGATGAGTTGGTAGAAGAGACATCGACCGATGACATTTTCACGTTAGATGAGTTTATGAGGACGTATGGGTAGAGAGCAAAAGTATTACAACTGTAACTCAAGTTTATTAGATCCAGTTTGTGTGAGAGATTATGTCTCACCAGATGGCATGTGGGCGGTGATTCCTGTTATTGGTAACAAGGAGTGGGTTATCATCCACGAGGGGAAAGTGCTGAGTGATGTATCACGCACATTCCAAAGTGCCATGAGTAAAGTAGAAAAATACAAAAAAGGGAAATCTCCCCGCAAGAAACGATCTACTACCCCCGCCGCACAGAAATCACAGAAAAAAGCGAAAACGCCTAGTAAGGCAAAGGGATCTCAGACCAAGAAACCCAGTGCCACCAAGGGAACCACGAAACCCAAGAAAAAATCTAGTGGACAGTCCAACAAAGTGGCACAGTCCACTGGGAATCCGTTGCTGGATGCATTACAATAACAAGGTAATCAAGAGAGGAACATGACCACTAAAACTAAGAAACTCTTTGTCACTCCGCTCTCCCGCAAGGCAAAGAATCGCTTTGCAAATGAGATGGATCTCTTCCATACTTGTTTTGTTGAGTGTGAGAAGATGCATGAGGGAATGAATCATGTTTTCCTCAAGTCTCTCAATGGTGGTTACTTCTTCTGGGTGCCAGAAAAAGGTAACTCTGATTGGAAAGTTGAGAAGTGAGTATTGACTTCAAGACTGTTTTACTCAAGGAGGAGACTCTTGATCTCCTCCGCACTTTGATACAGGCAGAGGTTAAACTTGCTGTCCTTCAACATACTCGAATCAAACCAGATGCCGACGCAATACAAGATCAGTTGGCAATCTGCGACGTAATTTACCACTCACTTAAGGAAACTCTCTGATGGATGAACTCGAACTGTCTCGCGCACGTTGCCTGGATGTCATCGACACGGTGATCTCCAAACGATTGAATGATCTATTGGACAATGATAAATATGCGGATGCTAGAGCAATCGCACAAGAAATGTTCCTAATTGGTGATGATGATCTCGATGAATGTTGGGATGATGAGATCATGTTTATGGATGATATTACTGGAATGACAGACGAAGAACTCGCTGACCTCCAGTTTGATGTGACAGTTGAATAACCTGCACACATCACGCGCCATGAGGCGCCTCTACCCTGTATATTAAAAGAGTCAAAGGAATCACACCTAATGAGCACTAACGCACGAATCGGCATCAAACTTGCAGACGATTCTATTGTTTCTGTTTATCATCACTGGGATGGTTATCCTGAGTGGTTGGGTCGTATGTTGGAAAGGCATTACAATACTAAAGAGTCAGTCACCGATCTAATTGATGGTGGCGATATGTCTTCTTGTTACACTAACTCTGGGTTCAATAATGAACCTCTTGGTGGTGATCGTCCTCTTTATTATACTATGCGTGGGGATGAACTTACTCCTCCTCAAGTTGCAGAATCTCTCACAGAATACCTCGAACAGTCTACTGATTGTGGTGGAGAATACGCCTACGTTTTTGACAATGGCGAGTGGTTCTGTTACAATACCCAAACCTGGGGTGATTCTTACGGTCAAATTGTAGAAATCCCTGAACCATTTCCTACCGATCATGACTGAGATTCCGAAGGAACTTAGGTCGTTCCTGAGTACGCCGCAGAAACATATTAAGTTCCTTCAGGATCTTAAAAAAGACCTCAAAAAACACCCACATAAAAGTAAGAGGAGGAAAAAGAAATGATAGAACAACTGCCATTCTTTTCCATCTCTTTCTATAAAATCTCTATCCCTAATTGGCAAGAGAGAAAGCAAAGGATTAAGGACATTGTTGGTCTTAATCCTGAAGAAAATAGGATAGATATTTGTTATTCAGATTATTTCAAGTATAATAATAGACCACCGTACTTAGTGACCTTCGTTGCTGAACTCAGGGAGGAACTATCTTATTTCCTGGACAATTCAGGAATCAAAGTAGAACCTCCCGAAGAGTGGCAAATGTGGTCACAGATGTATGTTGGTGCTGATTCTCATCCCCTACATAATCATGGGTTTGGGAATCTTTCCGCAATTCTTTATCTAGATTTTGATAAGGAACATCACCAGAGTACAAGGTTTTATTCACCACTACCTAACCCGTTCTTTGGCACCATTGAACGTTATCAACCTGAGGTGAATGAGGGGGATATTATTCTATTCCCGTCTACAATTCTCCATGAATGCCCACCATCGTACTCTGACATTCCTAGGTCCATTGTTGCATTTAACATCCCTATCGCTGACCAGAATGTATAAACTTAACTGCACTATTACCGATGAACAAAGATCTCTTCTAGCAGATGCTTTGTATTACTACAGCGAAATGTTGGGGAGTGATGCTGATGGATCCGAAAAACTTAATGCTCTAGAAGAACTCGAAGAACACCTAGATGCACATTTTACGGAGTCAAAATGAACGATCAACTAAACATTCAAGAAATTGAGTATTTGCTGCACACTCTGCACTGTTCTGATTTATTCACTCAAAACAGAGGCAAACAAGCAGGAGTTGACCACAATCGAGTAAAAGAAAAACTAGAAAATCTAAAGTATCGTATGACAATGTAATTATGGAAAGACTATCTCCAGAAGATATACAGTTGGAAAGTGTATCAAAGAACTTTGAATATGAGAAGATCTCTCGTCAAATTGATGAGTGTGACGATGTAGCAATTTTGAAACAAATGCTGCGAGTGCAGGTTAAACTGTACTACAAACTGCAAGAAACAATGATCTCTACCCTGAAAATGAAATGAGTAATCTTCGACACCAAATTAAGTCCCAATGGTATTACATCTTCTGGGGAATCGCAACAGTTGCTGTTGTCTCTGGTCAAGTTTATGTTGGCATGGGTTATCGACAGATGGCACAGAGTACAACTAACCTGCAACAATTCTTTGTCCAGTTGTTAAAGGATGCTGGTGAAAACTATGAGCGATACTGAACAGATATTGCGTATTCTAACAGAACACCTAAAAGGTGAATTGAAGCATTATATTGTTAGTGATAAAAACAAATCATACAATAGGATTGTAATTGAATATGCACGTTCGAGTAAATCAGGAGATTGATGTTCCTATGAGAATTGTAGGCAGTATCGGTGTGATTATTGCCTACTTTGTTATTCTTCACTCAAATGTTTTGGTTGGTGTAACAATCAACCTGATCGCAGATCTAATTTCAGTGCCATACTTTGTTAGAACGAAGTCATGGGATGTTGTTGTTATGTTATCTTTTCTACTCTGCATTTCTGCCTCTAAACTATTCTCATGAAACGCCGTTGGGATCCACTTCAAACTGGTTTTTATTGCGTTGACTATATACTCGATGGTGAGGAAAAAACTGCTGTTTATTTTCAACTAGAGTCTGCACAACAGGCACTAATTACAATGATGAGAAAGGGCATCGAATGTAATGGAATGAGAGAATGGCAACCTAATGGGTAAGAAGAAAAAGAGTAAGACTATTTGGCGACTATGGGCAAAGGCACTAGGAGCAAAGGAAGGAAAGAATGATCGAGAGGCAGATATTATTGCTGGCATACGCACCTTTATTTTTATTTCTTACCTGGTTACAAATGTCGCTATTGTATCTAATGCGATAAGGCATTGGAACGATGGTGTAAATAATACACACACGATTGAGAAACAAAATGAATAAGTTTTACATGTTCACAAAAGACTCTTGTGGTCCTTGTGGATTGGTCAAACGATATATCAATGCCCTCAAAGATGATCGCATCAGTATCATTGAGGAGGTGTATCTTGAGGACTTTAGTGATGATCCTATCCCACAGGAAAATATTGCACTTGCAAAGAAGTATGGCGTGACTGCTACACCTGTGTTGGTCATTACTGATGAGGAAGGCAATCTCCTGGAGTCATTTACTGGTGGAATGGGCATAACTCAGAACATCAGAAAGATGTGGGATCAGTATGCTTAGTGCCTGGATTCACATTGTAGCATTCTTTCAAGTTGTGGTGTTGAGTTGTATTCAACCAGTCAACTGGAAGTATTGTTATCGAGTGGATCAATGGTTGGTGCCTGATCTAATCGAAGGGTATCAACTTTGGACAGGCGAAAAACATCCTTATCAGTTGGAAAAGGATTATCTCAATGGTCTACAGAGAACCACATCTACAGAACAAGAGTGACCACTGTGCTGCTCTGTGGCATATCTGGTATAAATTATATTTGGATAAAGATCAGTTAGCACCAACAGCAAGAAAGGCATGGTGTAAGTGTGCCGATGAGTTGGGTGAGATGATACAATACGAGGTCAAGAATAATCCAAGATATAATAAAAAATTAAAAGACAAAGATTGACACCCGAAAGGGTGTTTTTTTGTGCCTAATTGCCTTTTATATAAAAGCAAACTCAAAAACACAAGTATATCAACTTTAGTCGTGTGACTATATAAAAACTGTCACAAGGGCGCTTGTGGTGTGGTTCGACGTGCTTTAATATAAAAGCATGAAAAACACCCATCTCGAGCATCCTGAGGATTCTATATTAAATGATGGCAGAAGTGGTGCTATCAACGTCCTCAAGTGGTTTGCTGATAAGAACAGCACACTAACTGTCAAGTATGACGGTGCGCCTGCTATTGTGTGGGGTGTTAATCCCGAGAATGGTAAGTTTTTTGTTGGTACTAAAAGTGTATTCAACAAGAAGAAGATCAAGATCAATTATACTCACAATGATATAGAAGTTTATCATGGCGATAAACCTCACGTCGCATCTATTCTTCATATGTGCATGGAGAATCTGCCTCGTTTGAGTGGTGTTTATCAAGGTGACTTTATTGGTTTCGGTGGTAAGGATAGTTACCGTCCCAATACTATAACCTATGAGTTTCCTGGTGTTGTCAACCAGGACATTGTGTTTGCTGCTCATACTTCATATGTTGGTGCAACAATGAAGACAATGCAGGCACAATTCGGTTTTAATGTAGAACTGCCTGAGTCCAGTAACTATAACTTTCTCGATACAACTGCTGTTCGCACACGTCAACCTAACCGTGCAAAGTTGTTGATTGCACTTGCGAAAGTGTTGGTGCGTTTCGTACAGTTTCCAGATCAAAAGGTTGGGGCATATGTTAAGACTGTCATCAATAAGTACATTCGAGAGGGTAAAGAACTCGACCCCAAGTCTCTGTCTGAGGAGACTGGATTGTCTGCAAATCTGTTTCATTTGTATAACCTTCTGATTGAAATTAAAGAACTCATCATTGATAATTGCAGGGCATTTGAGGACGTTGCCTGTTATGTCAAGGATGAAGAATGTGAACACGAGGGTTATGTTATGACAAACAAATATGGGACATATAAATTAGTCAGGAGACGTATTTTCTCCTATAATAACTTCAACGTTGCAAAGAACTGGAGTGACTGATTATGACATATGTTCCTGCTGTTAATGATTACGTCGTCTGGACAGATACACTAGGCAAAGTAATCGAAGGGTGGGTTTATTTTGTAGATTCTACTTACATTACCATAGAGATTGGCGTAAGAGATAAACCAGAGTGTCCATATGAGAATAAAGTATTGCATAAAAAGACTCACTGTTGTGTGCTCTGTTTCCATGAAGATTGGCATCAGTTAGAATACATTACCTCACGCCCCAGTAAGCATCATAATACAGACCCCTGGGGTGGACAGTTGAGCGAAGTGTCCACTAAACCCGCCGAGGTCGCCGTTTTGTGCAATACTTAAAGAGTCAAAGGAATCGGATCGAATCAAATGCAACTCACCTCCAAAGATGGCAACATGGTTGTTGACTTCTATCCCGTCAAGTTCAACGACGGAAGTGTTAGCGAGTCCCGCATGATTAAGATCGTTACTTTCATGGGTGGGACGCAATCTAAGTCTCTGATTAACAAGAAAGACTTCCAGCGTGAGGTAGATTCTCGGGTTGAAGGTTACGGTTACAATGTAACTGGTTTCAACGAGATTCCTCAGTTTCAAGGTGGTCTCGGGATGGCATGTTGATGAGTTTAATTAAACAACACTTGCACAACTTACAAGAGGATTCAATGAACATTACACTCGACAACATGCCCGCAGTTTGTGAGAAGTATGGTCTGGATCTTGACCAAGAGAAAGTTGCTTACCATACGGTGAGTCTGTGTGGCAAACTCTATGACTCCATCAAGGAGCAAACCCTTCGGTGGCATGAACAAGCAATCATGTCTAAATCTGACACCGATCATCTATATCACATCCGTAAGATTCGAGAGATCAATGAGTCTGGCGTGGACAAAGAGTTTTATATTGTCACGGGTCGCAAATATCTGAAGATTGTTTATTTTGACGGTTCGCAACGTAGTGCTCATGCATTTGTAGATAAAAAGACTGGTGATGTATATAAATCTGCCTCATGGAATGCTCCTGCAAAGGGTGTGAGATTCAATCTCCTCGATGATACCTCACGAGAGGATTGTTTCGCCCGTGCTGATTGGGCAGGAGGTTATTTGTATGCTCGATGAGATCAATTTTCCACACAATCCACCCAAAGGTTATCACTATGAGACAGTACAATTTAAGAGTAATGTTATTGCAATCTGGACTGTATATGATGGTAGGTTTAATTACAATAGTGGCGATGAATCTCGTTGTATCTGGGGATTCTACAATACAAAGACAAAGTGTTACCACTCGCCTATCAATTCCTCCAAGCAAGGTAGTGCGGTAGACCTAAAAGATACCACACCGTATAGCGCAATGCCCATCAATTTGAGCATATTAGAGAGGTGCTTCGTGTGACAGTCGCCGTGCTGTCCACCAAACCCGCCAAAGGGTCTCGATCGGTGCAATACTAACAGAGTCAAAGGAATCGCACAAAATGCACGCTCTTCAAACCATTTCATACGCTGATCGCGAAATGTTCGCTTACAACGCTGAGCGTGAAAAGAAGCAAAAGGAGATCGATCGAGTGCTCGCTCAACCCGAAACTCGTGCCCGTTATGCTCTTCAATTCTACTATGACTTCATGGATCCTGAGATGAACAAAAAGGCACTCAATCGCTTCAGCGAGTTCATGGATGTGATTGAGTACAACAGCGAACCCTACGAACTTTACTGAAATGACTACTGTTATCCTTGGTTCTTTAATCATTCTCTGGTTTTTTGCCCCCAAATGGAAATGAACAATCAACTCGAAATGCTGACTGCTCGTGAACAACTCATGGAAGACATTGATTGTATCATTGAAGCATTTTGTTGGGAAATGTGGGAGGGAAAGTATCCCGAAACCCAAGAAGATTTAACCCGACTTTTGTGTGATGCTGTCATCAAAAACTTTCCCTCAAAGTGATGATGAAAAACTACAGAGTTCAAGTTGAAACTAACGACGGATGTGTCACCGTTTGGTATGAACAATCTCGTGCAAAGACTGCTGACAAACTTATACTGAATCGGGTCTACAATCAACTCTGTGGACTAAACATTAAAGAGATTAACGTTACTCCTTCTGTCTGAATCATGCAATTCCAAATTACCTACATCGAGTTTGATTTTGAGGATGATTTGTATCCCATGACTGAACAAGAAACTGAAGACTTTTGTGATGATTATGTTGGCACATTTTGGGAGGCAGATGATGGAGATGATTTAGTCGAAGAAATCACATCTGCCGCAGGTTACTGTATCAAATCGATCGACTATCGTCACGTCCTCACTCCTATTTTTCCATGATTACTTCCAAGGCACAAATGCTCAAAGTGATTGCAACTGTTGCTCAACCGCATACACTTACCCGTGAGGAAAAGTTTCAAGTTTTCTGTAATGTGTGCGACAACATGTTAGCGGAGGGAAGGATTACATCAGCAAAGCATAAACAATGGACTAACGTATTCTGACTGTGTGACAGTCACCAAACCGCACGCCAGAGGCGCCAGAACGGTCGCCAAGGTGCAATACTATAAGGGTCGAAGGGATTTTACCACAAATGCTTAAAGCACTCCGCAAGTCCCGCCCTGCTAACTTCTACGCTAATCAAGTGAAAGTCCTGCTGCTCCTTGGTATCGGTGTTCTCCTTTGGACTAACACTGGTGCTCGTCAATTTACCTCTGACGCGCTGTACAATGCCTCCGAAGTTGTTCGCCCTCGCTGACATGATCGAAACCACTCAAGATCAGCAAATTCGTCGCACTATTCTTCAGAAGATTGAAGAGATGGACATTGAGTTGCTGAAGCGAATCGCATACGAGGTTCGCTGTGAAGAAATGGGAATCTATCCCGATCAAACTTACATCAACTGGTGAGGTGCAACGTAAAGAATCCAAGTGGAGTTACTATGCCATTGGATTGGCATTCTCACTCCTGTTAGTTGTTCATGTTGTGGAGAATAGCAGAACTGCTGAACCACAACTGCCCTCCTATTGCTCAGCAAACCCCACAAGTTCTTACTGCAACGATTAACATGCCACTGCACACTTCCTACACTGATCGCTACTCCGTTGAGGAGGCATATGATGGAGATTGGGATGACATGATGTCCCCAGATGCCTACGAAGAGTATATCGACCGCAAACGGTTTGCTAAGTCGAACGGATACGCTTATCCTGCTTATCGTACACTGCACAACTACTAATTTGCTACACTTTCGCTTTTTTTGAGATTGGGGGCGTCGGGGATGACCTGATGCCCCTTTTCAGTAGAATTGCAAGAAAAACACGTTTTTACGTCAGTGGTGGCAAGGGTTTTCGATCCCGCTCGGGATCATACCAGCACGCCAGGGGGCAGACTCTATCAAACGATCCCGCTCGGTAACAGTGTGCCAATCGCCGTGCTGCACACTAAACCCGCCAAAGGGTCTCGATCGGTGCAATACTTAAAGAGTCAAAGGAATTGCTTCAATGAACGTCATCAATCAACCTCGAAAGATTAACAACACTGTCTACGATATGCCTACCGTTGGTGGCATGGACCGTTGTCAAATTAACAACCGTTTGCACTACATCAACGAGGCATTGCTCAAGATTAAAGCAGAACAATCAGCACTGATTGCTGCTCGTAACCAACTCGATCGCCACAACGAAATGCTGGAGATGGGTGATCTTTTCGACGAAATGTTTGGAGGTTGATTATGCCTGTTGTTCGCCGCGTTTCTTTCACTACTTTCAAGACAATTCACCAACCTGATGATCGTAACTTTCAGAAGGTGATAGATATGAAGACCAACAAAGTTACTCTGGTTCGTATCAATCATGGAACACAATGATGTAAGCAATTCCCCACACGATTGGGACGACTTTTGGCACAATTCTGACACCGAAACTTCACCTATTTGGAAACCAATGACTTCTGCAACTTTTGACGCCGTTTGTGACAAGTTCGCTAATGAAATTATCGATGGAATGGATATGGATACGCTGATTCAGATTGCTTACGATCAATGCTACGAATACTTCAAAGGATGTAGCGATTCCGAACTGAAGGAAGAAGTAATCAACCACTATGGTGGTGATGAGAGCGAATGGGATCGAATCGTAAAAGAAGTAGCAGCGGAGTGATGAAAATGATGATGAAAACACCAAGACAAGTGCTGATTCAAAATGTAACGGACGCAATCAACGTTTGCTACACTGCACCTGGCAATCCTGATGAAGGGTATCCCTATGCTGCAGGATATGCTCGGAGTTGCTTACAAACTGTTCTAGACTATTTGAAGGAGGAAGAAGTAGCAATGTGACAGTTGGGGCGCTGTCCACTAAATCCGCCAAAGCGCCCCAATCCATGCAATTATAGGATCATGGAAAACAACGGAACTCAAATGTCTCTCTTCTCTCAAGGTTGGAAAGCAGAGCAATACTTTGGCAGTGAGTTGACTGCTACTCACATGCGCTCTGCTTCTGTCTATCGTTTCATCGAGAATAACGACATCTCGATTAAGCACACTGCCGTTCGTAAGAATAACGAATGGGTCGATCAGTTTGTTGTTTATCATCACACTGTGACTGCTTATCAC